AGGCCCAAATTTATTCCTCCTTCTTTCCAAGTAGTCTAAGTAATGTATTAGACTACTTGGAAAGAAGGAGGAATAAATTTGGGCCTGATAGGTTTCGACAGGGCGAAAGGGTGGCCAGTAGGTGAAGATGCCCACGCAAAGACACCGAAAGCTGCCGTTAACTGATGTCTTGGACACCGGTTCAACTCCGGTCAGGTCCACACAGGAGGGAAGACATGGACTACGTTGTGACAATGGAGTTAAACCTACAAAGAGAAAAAGTTAGAATCGAGGATGTCATAGAAGCCCTCGATTCACCCGACCGAGTTGGTGAACTGTCTTATTGGAAAGGAAGATTAGAGGGTATCGACTTTGCCCTCGATGTTGTGAAGCAAATACCTTGGATAGTGCTGCGTTCTTGATATGGTACTATAGCTCAACCGGCAGAGCGCCGGTCTTGTAAACCGGTGACGGTAGTTCAAGTCTACCTAGTACCTTGGGCCTGTAGCTCAGCTAGGGAGAGCGCCTCGTTTGCACCGAGGAGGGCGTGAATTCGATTTTCACCAGGTCCACCTTTAGGCCAGTACCTCAGTCTGGTGAGAGGAGCACTCTTATAAGGTGCCTGACGTTGGTTCAAATCCAACCTGGTCTATTGGTCTCGTGGGGGAGTCTGGAGTCCCCATCACCCTGTCAAGGTGAGGATCACCGGTTCAAATCCGGTCGGGACCGCCTTGGGGGGCTAGTGTAACGGTAACACGTCTGGACGTGGCCCAGGCATTATGAGTTCAAGTCTCGTGCCTCCCTTGCGGGTGTGGTGGAACTTGGCAGACACGCAGCACTTAGGATGCTGTGCCTTCGGGCATACTGGTTCGATCCCAGTCATCCGCACCTTGCGCCAGTGATGGAATGGCAGACATACCAGACTTAAACCCTGGCGGTTTATCCGTGTGGGTTCGACTCCCACCTGGCGCACTGTGGGTCTGTAGCACAATTGGTGGTGCACCGGACTTTTAATCCGCAGGTTGTAGGTTCGAATCCTACCAGGCCCACAGGGGAGCGTAGTCGAGTGGGAAGACATCTGGCTTTCAACCAGAAGACCGTGGGTTCGATCCCCGCCGCTCCTACTCAGACTAGGTGTGGGAGAGTGGTAATCCGCTGCGTTTGGGACGCAGAGATCGCTGGTTCAAGTCCAGCCGCCTAGACAGTCAGGTAGTTCAATGGTAGAATGGTTGACCGTTAATCAACTGGTTGTAGGTTCGAGTCCTACCCTGACTGTAGGAGGTGATATATATGTTACGCTGGTTAAGAAATGCATGGAAGTGCGTGTGTGGGGAGTGGAACTTTAGCTCTGCACTGCGTTGTAGGGCGTGTGATCTTCCTAAACCTATACCCGACTGTTGGCATGCTGAGGGGTAGAAGTCTATTCCAGGAGGAAAGATGACCAAAGAAGAATACGAAGCAATGATGGAAGCTGATTATAAAAACCACACTGTGGACTTGGAACCAATATATAAAGATGAGCATGTGTGGAAAGGAGAAGAATAATGTTTCTAAAGTATTTGTTTAGAGGGACGGGCGCGTGGACGTGTCCTAACTGTGGGGTACGCAACGCTAGTGGGAAGAAATGTATTTGTGGGTACATAAAACCAAAAAGTTAGAGTAAAAGTCGGTAGCTCAATTGGAAGAGCCTCGGTCTCCAAAACCGAAAGATGCGGGTTCAAATCCTGTCCGGCTTGTTAGGAGGGGGAGGAGATATGAAAGAATGTGTTATCTGTGAGAAAAATATAACAGAACAATTCTGGGTGTGTAGAAACTGTGAGGTAGCCCACGGTATTGTTGGTGTGCGATTTAAGAAGTGGCCCAAGTGGATTAAGGCCCTGGTTGGGATAGCAAACAGTGATAGACGCTACAGACGCAACTTTCCTATAGCATACTCGGATAGGGAATTATAACCCGCCATCGTTTGTAGGAAATGAAGGTATTACTAGGAGAATAGGATGGCTAAGAGGGCTATGTCGGTAGCGCAACTGCGCAATTTACCGCAGTATAAGAACAAAACCGACGAGGAACTGGAAAATATCAGGGATGGGATCGTACTTGGTAGCCTAGAGTCACGTATTGCTGGGGTTATTAAGTCTTTCGAGAAAGACTATAATCTAACAGATATGGCAGCTAATGATATGCTATATCTGGAAGAACTGGCTAAGGTATTCCTACTACTAAATGATATTGAGGGACACCTACGCGCAGAGCTAGCAAGCGAACACACCGATTGGTCGAACTTTGAAAAAATAAATAGAGCCGCTGAAACACTCAGGGTGTCTGCCTCGCGTATCCAGCGAGATTTGAATATCACACGCAAGGCACGCCAGGACACAAAGGGACAGTCTGTAGTTGATTTCATCGAGGACCTTAAAACCAGAGCCAAGCACTTCTTAGAAGAGCGCCTGCTTGAGATATACTGCCCGAAATGTAAGATGCTATTGTGTAAGGTATGGTATCTCTATCCACTAGAGAGCAATATCTTGAACCTCACATGTGGTAGAGAGAGATGTGGGTATATATTTGAGGTAACCAGTAAGCAACTTCGAGAGAACAGAAACAAGAACGTAGCTGTCGGCCCGCCCCTATAAAATGGCAATTATAAAGAGGCTAACCGAAGAGGAGCTTGCTCTCATAGAGATTTTCCGACACCCTTCTTTCTGTGGCGAATTCATTCGTGGAATGGTTGTAGAGGAGGGCGCTGAGGTTTGGGAGTATACCGACTACCAACTTGAGTTCTTGTGTGATGCGGGGCCTTATGTATCCATCACCGCAGGGCGCTCAGTTGGAAAGACTGTTACTTTGATTGATCGCCTGGTTTGGTATTGTATCAACCTTTTTTGGGATGAGTCAATAGTTTATACCGTACCAAACAGGGTGCATCTGGAGCCGGTATTTTTACGATTGACGCGGTGGTTTAGAAACCACCCCCTGCTGAAGTTCTATACCGGAAGAACCGGGATAAACTCACAGTCGTTTACAATCAAGCTCTTTAACAATGCAGTAATTGATTGCCGTATTGCTGGACAATCTGGTACTGGTGCTAATGTGGTGGGGCTGCACATCCCCATCATCATCCTAGACGAGGGGGGCTTCTATCCCTGGGGAACCTGGATAGAGCTACAGCCGACACTGAACACTTGGCAGGAAGGATACCAGATGATCGTGTCTGGTGTTCCAACCGGTACGAGAGAGAAAAATGTACTCTACTTTACCGACCAGAAAGATACAAAGTTTAACAAACACAGAATATCAGCACATCGGAACCCAAGATATACCGAAGACGACGAGATACGCAACCTAAAGCAGTATGGCGGCGCTGAGAACGAAGACTACATTCACATGGTGTTGGGGCAACATGGGATACCAACCTTTGCCCTGTTTGATAGAGAGCGTATGCTCATCCAGGACTACGACGTTTTTAGAGCAACTCTCTATGGGCAAAAGATGAAAGATGACCCAATGTACCTACCTAGATTTTATAGCTCTCTCCCGCCAATGGTGGTTGGTGTATCAAAAGTGATGTTTGGTGTAGACTTAGGCTACACAGACCCTACCATCATCATAGTGCTGTATAAGAGCAAAGAGGGACAGCCCTGGAGAATCCTTTGCAGACTCAGGTTACATCAGGTGGATTACCCCAAACAAGAGGCTATTATAGATACATTAGACTCTAAGTATAAACCTGGGATACTTGGAATAGATGAAGGAAGCTCCGGCAAAGCAGTTATCCAACACCTGTTTACAGATATTGGGTATAAGCACAAAAATTATAAAGAGCGTCTAGTACCAATTCAGTTCAGGTCTATGATTCCAGTTGGCTTGGATGAAGATGGGAAGGAGGTTGAAGTTAGAGCGAAGCAGTTTGGAATGCAATTACTTCAATCTAAGACGAATAACCACGAGATGGCTTATTCCTGGAGAGATGAAACTCTTATCAATGAGTTAGAGAGGACAACCTATAATAAGAGCCCATCAGGTGAGCTGGTATTTAGGACCCTCACCCCCAGGGGAGGGTTAAGACACGGTGAGGATCACAATGTATCAGCCCTGCTGTGCTTTGTTATAGCTCTCTATCTCGTAGAAGATGCCTCTCAGTTCTTGTGGACAAAGAAGGTAAAGCTATATAGGACGAGGTGGTTTTAATGCCACAAAGAGTGAATGAAGTAACAACTACAAGACTAGCTAAAGCCTCATTTAGTGTTACTCAAACAGAGTCTATTCCAATTTGGGGAAGCTCTAGTCAAGATGGCGTTGATAAGATGGAGGTCTCCTCCGATTATCATGACATCGTAACACTATGCAGGTTTTATTACGATCACGACGGCCTCGCTTATACGACCATCAATAAGCAGGTCGAGCTTGGTATCAATGGATTTGCCATAAACCCCGGTACCTGCACTGACAAAGAGCTATTGGTTTATGAGTATCTGAACCCTCTGATCTTGAAGTTTCTACGTGGTGCCGCTCAGGAATTTCTCACCTCTGGACTTGTAATTCCAGAGACAGTGTGGGAAACCGTGAAGGGGACAGATATAAACCCGAAACTGCGCAAGCTCTATAAACTTCCAACCGATCTATGGTACCGTGATCCCATGACAATCGAGGTAAGAAAGACTCCCCTGCCAAATAGGTTGTTAGTGTTGGTCAAAGCTTCTGACGACGATATTTTCTTCATCCAAAATGAGGGAAAGTATACCGATGGTACCGAGGATAAAGAGACATACAGAATTCTGGTGGAACAGTACCCTGACTTTGTACGTGCGATCAAGGCGGGTAAATATCAGTTCAAATTAGAAGACCCCCTTGTGATCAGGCGATACCCAAAGAGCGGGCAACCTTATCCAACACCATACCTCACCCCCGCGCTAGAGCTGTTCATGCACAAGAGAAATATGCGCAAGATGGATTACGCCATTGCATCTAGGATCATCGAAGCAATTCAAGTGTTCAAACTTGGGAGCGATGACTTCCCACTAACTGAAGACGACGAGGATGTGGTCGAGGACCTGAAGGCACAGATGCGGTGGAGAGAGCGCGACTCACAACATGAGCGCGTGTTCCAGTTGTTTGCTAACCATACACTTAGTATAGAGTGGGTAACTCCAGATGTTGCGGCGCTCTTGAGTGAGGAAAAGTATAGGTCTTCCAACGACGATATCATGACCGCTTTGGGACTTCCCAGGGTGATCATATCGGGGGAGACACAGCGCAGTGGTACAAGCAATTCAGCAATGGCACTGTTACCTCCTAAGAGCACCATAGAATCAATGAGGGGACAACTCCTGGAGTTTCCACGCAAACTATATAAAGAAATAAAAGAGCGAAATAATTTCAGGGGTATTCCTGAGCCTTACTACCACCCAATTGTCTTGCAAAGCGTAAAGGATTTAATCGAGCAAGGCGAGAACTACTATAAACACGGCATCATCTCCAAGACCGGTTGGGCAGAGATGGGAAATCTCAAGTTCGATACAGAGATGGAGAGACGTGTTCTTGAGGAAAAGAAAATAAAGGAGTTGGGTCTGGATGAAAGACCTGACATTCCTTTCTCGAACCCACCACAAAGAACGGGACAAGATAATAATTCGGAGGATACAAATGGAACCTAAGCGAGTTGAGATTACCACTCTTGCCAAGCTAAAGTTAGAGGCAGAAGCATCTCGTGATAATCCCAATCTTGGATGGTTGGAGTTTGTTCTTACTGATAACAAACCCAACGATAACAAGCAAGGTATTCCTACAGAGGCGTTTGCTGGTCTCGTAGAATCTGGCCTGTATATGCCTCTACGAATGGCTGAGGGTAGGATCAGTGA